GGTCCTTGCCAGGTATTACCCAAGCGCTTTCCAAGACCAGCCGCTTCCGTTTGTGCCCGAAGTTCGTTTTTTAGTGCCGTTCCGCCCTCAACAACGCCTGCTTTGGTTGCACGTGAAAGAGAGGCAGAAAAATTCTGTAGGTCCTTCTTGATATTCCCGATTATTTTGGTGCGTAGCCGCATTCTAGCCACCTTTCAGGTAAGCTCTACAGTCCACATGTTTCTGGCTGGATCCGTGATGCGTGGATCATTTTTGATTGTATAATGCTCGGTCTTGAAGGTGACCTGATCGGCTTTTATGGGTGCTTCCATACCCGGCTCGACAATAATTTGGAGCACTAGGGAGGGTGATTTAATTCTGGCAGAATAAATGTTCTCGATATTGTCGCCCTGATCTTGCAAAGCCTGCGCTTCCCATGTCTGCGACGTCGACGGACGGGTAATGATCACTGTTTCACCCCAGACTGAAGCCACTGTTTTCAGCATACCGGTAAGATCAATGTTCATTATCTTTTCCTTGAGAAAAAACACCCCCAATGTATGGGGGTGTTTTCTGATTTCTCGCTGATTAGCGAACCTTGCGATAGTGGGATGCGTTTGGACGGCCAGGTACGACCAACGGGGCCGACTGTGTCATCACAAACTCGTTCGCCGGATCATTCTCGATCCAGTTTTTCGGGAAGAATTCAGCGGCTTGGTAGCCAGCTGCACCGTCCAGAATAGCGCCATGGCAACGACGTCCTGCAATCGCAGCCGATGCTACAGAAAGTACACCATGAGGGTCGATCATTTTTACAACAGCGCCTTGGTCATCCTTGTACTGTCCGCTATAGACGTAGAAGGACACATCACCGATACTGCCTTTGTACTGAGGTGCGCCAACTTCCCCAGTTTGATATCCCAGTTCAATTAGGCTGTTTTGACCTTTGGTGCGATCGAGTGCCTTTTCAGTTTTGGGATCCGCACGGAAAAGTTGCCATGCTGATTTTCCCATGACGACCGTATCGACGCCGGCGCCAATAGCGGTAGCAACCGTATCACTCCAACTATCGATATCATCGAATGGGCTGACGCCATTTTCTCCCCAACGTGCAGCTCCAGCAAGATTGTCTTGGTGACCGTTTGCGCGCCCGAAATCGACTTCCACGCGTGGATAATCATCACCTTCAACAATAATTTTACCTGTACGGAAGAATTCAGCAGCCATCGCTTCCATGCGACGAATGATTTTATCCCGTTGCAGGTTCATCAACTTGTTGATTGTACGATCGCGGCGATCTGATGCACTGAGAGTTCCACCCAAGGCTTCGCCGGGCAGCCGTGTAAGAGGTGCAGCTGGATCGACGATGTTTTTGGGCTTTACATAGGCCGGTGTGAAGAATTTAGTCTGAGATCCTTGTGCACGTTGTGCTTTTCCGGCCACAAGAGGGCTGACGAATGGTGCCAAGGTAAGATCATCTTCTTCAAAATCAAAGCAAATCTGTTTGGTATCAGAAAGCACGGTCGTATTGAAGAAGAAGTCAAGAAGGAAACGCGGTGGACGTTGCAAAGATTGCAGCGCTTCCTGAAGGTCTGCAGTTTCATAGGGATTCATAGGATATCTCCATATAAGGGGTTTAAAAAAATCTTGTACTCGAAAGGAAGGCCCGATCATTCGGGCCTTCTTGTATTCATTTCAGCTTCAAATTAGCGTAGGTAGATACCTTTTACGCGCAGCGCATCTGCGATACTCGCCACGGTATGACCAGCGCCAAGGACCAGATAATCCTTGTTGATGGATCCCCCGATAATAGCAACGGCTTCTAAATCCGCACCATCTGCAGCACCGACATCGTGAGCTAGAATTGCGTCTGGGACTTGAGAGCCGTCAGTTGCGGCGGCGAGGGATTTCACATACTTGCCAGAACCGGCAGCAACTGTGATATCGAACCCATCACCCAAGATGAAATCCGCGCCCACATCGGCAATGACGAACTTCAGGTCGTCCTGGAAGGTTTCCCCAACCGCTACACGACCGAGAACAAATCCGTCAGGATCCTCGACCTCGAAGGTTCCGCCGTTGCCAGCAGTTACTACGCATCGGGCTTTATAAACACCCACTTTGGCGCCGGGGAGGACGGGCGTAACGACGTCCATTGTCAATGTGCCTGCACCGGTGTTTCCACCGGCTTTTGCCGCAGAAACGGCTGCACCTACCAAGACTTTACCCAAAAGGGTACCTTGGGCAAGGGCGGCTGTTCCATCGGGCAGAGTTACTACTTTTTGTTGAAGACCTTCTCCATCGGCGAGGATACCGCCGGGTGTAAAGGATTCGGTCTTCGCAGAGGCGTGAAGGTCCATATTTTATCTCCTGTTTGGTTAAAAAAAGTTTTTCAGTCGTACTCGTGTTTAGTGGGTTAAGCCGATTAGGCGGCTTTACCGCTCATTATGGCAGCCTGTTTCATCAGACCGCTTTTAGGTGCGTCAGCACCTTTTCCATCAGTGCCGATGGAAGGGTTGCCGACTTTGCCCATGGCTGTAGCCAGAGCATTGCCGGAGACTTTTTCGGGAGCGGCGGCTTGCAATGCCTTCTTCGCGGCCTCGACGGACATATCCGTTTCAAGAGCAAAGTGATTTGCAAGGGATGTTTTTCCTTTTGCTTCCTCGCAGCTCACGATCGCGTTGATGCGCTCACGTTCTGCTTTTCGGGCATCTGTTGAAACTTCCGAACCGGTTTTTTCGGCCCCTTCTGTTTCTTCTTCGCCATCGTTTTCTTCTTCAGATTCTGCACCCTCTTCGGTGCCTTCATCATCAGGGGTTTCGTTCTCAACATCTTCAGGATTAGCGACTTGCTCTTCCTGAGTAGCCTGTTTTGCAGGCTTTTTGCCTTTTGCGGTTTTTGCCGCAGGTGTTTTTCTTGCCATTCTAGTCTCCTTTGTTGATGTTTGAATTGTTTCAGTGGAACCCGATAATTGCGCGATGACATCACTTAAAAAACCAGTGTCATCGGCCAATTTTATTGCCACCGCCTGCTGTCCGATGTAGGTAAGCGCTTCAGTGGCAAGAACTTCATCAAGCGAAAGGCCGCGATTCAGGGATACATGCTCGGCGAAAAGTCCGCGCAGAAGGTCAACCTCGGCCTGCAATCTGGTCTGAGCCGATTCGGAAAGTTCCTGATATGGAGAACCATCGGCTTTGTGGCTGCCGGAAATTATATGAGTCGCCTTTATTCCCCATTCTTCGAGCATCTTGCTCATGTCGATGTGGGTCATAATGACGCCGATCGATCCCACTTCACCCGTTGGATCCAGATAAATTTTATCCGTAGCACTCGCCAGCCAATAAGCGGCACTGTCGGCCATCCTGCAGAAGCTGATAATTTCGATATTGGCCGCTCTTTCCCGGATAGCAGCAGCCGTTTCCGCACATCCTGTAACGGTACCACCCGGACTGTTCCAGGCGATAACGATTGTTTGAATTTGGGGGTTGGCTTTTAACTCATCGATCGTGGCAATGATGCCTTCATAGGCAACATCAGCCATGAAATACCAATAGGGGATGCTGCCGGAGGCCAGTGATCCGCCTACTTCAATAACACCAATATCGCCATAGATGCTGTACGGTAGGGAATCGGTTGCTTCTGGAGCCACATAATATGCGCCCCAGTCTTCCATCGCTTCAGGTTGATTGGCGAATTTGCCGTTCATAGGCGCTGACATACGGCGAGGATTGATAAAAAAATCCAGCATTTATTCCCTGCTTTCTTGCGAATTGCTTCCTAAGTTTTTTGCCCACGCGGGTGCCACCAGTCCGTGCTCTTCCATGACTTTAATTTCACGCGCACGCTGCCGTAGTACGTCCTGCCAGTCCTTACCTTGCTCGGCGCATTCATCTTCAAGGGTGGACACGCCCATATCGAGACGCATTTGCGCTGCGCCTACTTCTTTCATTGGGTCAACCCACCCGCGCGCGGTTCCAATCCATCGCATCGAACCGTACGCCGCTTTTGCGGTATAAAAATCCGGTGCGCCGGCTGGTATTTCGAGATCACCTCTGGAGAAAGCTTCCTCTAGCCACAGATGGAATATCGGTGTCGCGAATTGATCAGCGAAGGATTTCCTCATGCGGGCCTGATGTTTACCCACTTCGAGCAATGCCGCACGTGCTGAAGAATAGTTTACGTCACTCCAGTCTTGTGAAAGTTGCTCATAAGACAGACCGAGCCCTGAAGCTATATTTCGCAAACACGCTTTTTCAAAGTCTCCAAACTGGGCGGCTGGACGGGCGGCGTTAACGGTGCCGACTTTTTCGCCCGGAAACAGCGTAGGAAGTCTGACGCCATCCACACTGATATGGCGGTCATCATGAAATTCTTTCCGTTGGGATTGATAAGTAGAAACCTCAGAGGAATCTACACCCAGACTTTCTCCAAGCATTTCCGGATCCATCGGACTTTCGATGAATGCGGCAAATACAGCATTAAGGACTGCGGCCTGCAGCTCGACATGGTCGTATTTGTCAATCATCTTCAGACGCTCAAGAATAGGCGCCATGTAGCTTTTGCCGCGCGTCTGATCAGCACGTTCTTTTTCGTAGGCGTGAATGACGGTCCTGCGGCCCCATGGCGTTTCTCTTGGAACGCACTCCCAGACGAATGTTGAAGCGCCGTATTGCCAGTCGTTAGGATGTTTTTTCCGAATAAAGTAGGAAACAGGTGCCATTTCGTTCGAAAGCTGGACACCGCCCCGTATCAGGTCTCCATCCGGTTTGCCATCAGGATTGGAAAGCCTGTCTGGATCTACCATCAAAATGGTTGTCGCATATTTTCCGAACGGTTTTTCATCAAGCCACAGGCTTACTCCGAGAGCCTCACCATCCAAAAGATATTGACGGAACGCTAGAGCGAGAATGCCACTGAAATTGAGCTGGCGTGACGCATCGATCCAGAAATCCGGATCGTCAGCAAACAGCCTCCATCTTGTCTCGATTTTTTCTGCAAAATCGTCTGCCCATTCGGGTGTCAATCCCAGAGCTTTGTAATCTGGTTTGGAAGATAGGCGGAAGCCAGTACCGATAACGCTATCAAGATGCCGCGAAAGAGCGCCAGACGCCCAGCCAGATGTATTTGCCAGGTCGCGGGCACGGGCCACGACTTTATTCCGGTCCTTCAAATAATCTTTGTCAGCCGATTTAAGCGCCGGACTCCAGTTCGACAGTTCGTAACTGCTCGAACCTCCGGATGAAGAAAACCCCGCGCTTGCGGAAGCTACCATTGGAAATCCTGCAGCATCAAGAATGGTGGATTTTCTCATGTGAATTTCACCCTAAAGGAGCGGCGACCGCGTCCACCCTTTGCCACTGCGATCTGCTGGGTCAATAAGGCAATGTAATTTTCAAGTTTCTTTACTTCTGACTGCGCATAAGTAACGGAGTGGCCCTGATACGAAATAGTAACGGCGGTTTTCCCGGTCATCAGTGAGTGCAGAGCAGCTTCTGCTTCACTCAATCTGGCTTGCAGGACGCTTAAATCGGCCATAATTATTTCCTATGCAAGTTGACTGGCAATTGATGGTTTTTTCGTGATCGCCGCGACCGGAACGGTATTGGCCATCATGGTGGCTGGATCCAGCAGATCCATTTGGACTTCTTCAGGTGCAGTCTCTCTGACGGCACGGAGATTTTCCCAAGATTGGAAAGACATGGTCGTCCACCCCAAGCGCCGTGCGGCAACTTCGGAATAAATCTCCATGTCGAGAATCTCATTTCGGTATTGAGGCAGTCGTTTCCAGACATAATGTGCATTTTGGGTCTTTTTATCGACCTCCAACACCCTCGTCTCCGCAGTAAGCTGCTGGAAATAGTTCTGCTCCAGATCCTTTGGAAAACCGCAGTAACCGCGTTCCAACGGGTCTTTTTTCTCCAAATGCTTATAAAGACTGCCTTTAAGACCCGAAACGCCGACAAGCCAATGTCTTTTTTGACGTTTTATGACCTTGCCGCTGTTTTTGCGCTCATCTTTGACCGGCACCATTGGTGCTGCTGTGTATTCCTTGGCACCTTTAATGGTAATAACCCGGCTATCCGGATGTTTTTTTGCCCACGCCTTGACGTCGACAGTCTCATAGTTGGCATCGATCGCCAGCATATCTGCTGATATTTCGCGGCCAAATTGGTTGCGCCATCTTCGCTTCAACAGCGCATCAAGCTGTTTCTGAACACCCTCACTGGATATGTGGCCTTCGATAACACCATGTTGAATGGTCCAGCGTTGTAGATTCTCGCCCCAGCCTTTTGCCAGCCACTCTATGCGGTCACCTTGCACATCGCAGCCGATGGTTACCATCAACGCGTTCGGAGGAATTGTACCAGCAAAATAATCGGAGGCAGCCGCGCGATTGTAAATATCTTCCCAAGGCGGCGCTTCGCCTTTTTGTTCGTAAGGCACCCCGACCACATCGGTCATGAATGTCTTTTCTTTTTCTGGATCGCCCGCGGCCTTGAAATACTCTTCGGCTATATAAGCCCAAGATGTAAGTCGGCTATACGCGCACCAAATATAAAAACCCTCGACCTTACTTGAGGGATTATCGGCGACCCACGCATCGTAACCCAATGTCTGGTCCAGCATCCATTCAAGATGGTGATGCTCGATGACCGCCCCACAGGACGGGCAATAAAAATGGGCATCAGAGAAGCTCATTCCCTCTTTCAGGGATTGCTTGAAGTTTTCCCATTCCAGAGAATGCTTATGCTGACAATGTGGGCATGGCAGGTGGTAACGCTGCCGATTGGACCGCTCATAGTTCTTGTGAATTTTACAAATTCCGAGAATCGCCGCGGTGCTTACTTTAAAGATTTTCGCCCAGTCACCAAAACCCTGCGAGCGCTTATCCGCCTGCCCTTCTGAATCCCCATGCTCGTTGTCTTCAAACTTGGACAAATCGTCCTGCACTTGGCGTGGACAGGAAAGCATAGCAAGACTGGAAGCAGAGTTTGCGCCTGTGACCAGAAGAAGGCCGCGACCGTCGCTTCTTTCCTTGATCAATAGCGTGTTCGACGTATCTCGGCTGCGAGTTTCGTTCGGAAAAATCCTGCGAAGCGCGGGAGACTGCAAAACGAAAGGTTTCCATTTAGTCCTGACCCATCGCGCGGCATTTTCTAGCGTTGGGTGCGCATACATGAACGGACCCGGATCGAGATCGAGACTGGCCCCAACGAACACTTGCGCACAGACCGTCTTACCCACCTGCGCCGAGCCCATTAGGATGACTTCACGACATGGGTTGGAAGGTTCAAGGCACCGAAGCACTTTTTTAAAGAACGGAAATAAATCCGGATTGAAGGCACCTTGAAATTGGCTCTCTGAGCCGAAAAATACGTTCGTGCGCGCCCATTCTATAAAATTTATAGGTGGAGGCGGCTCCAGTGCGGCCGCGAATGATTTAAAGACGGTGGTGTTGGCGTCAGCCAGCCCTTGAAGGGTGTTATTGTCCCTCTCCGGGTTTGATGGCTGGTATCCGTCGCAAAAAATCATCGCTTATCTGTCTTAAAAGATTGTTATTCTCCTCTTCCATTACGGTTCTGATTTCCCTTGGATCGTTCATCGTGGAGAACTTTTCCGCAAGTCGGCGGCTATTGCTCTTCAAATTGTCACGAATGATCTGTCCACACGCAGAAAGGGCTGTCTCCACCTCTTTCCGCGATAGTAATTCGCCTTTGCGCTGTGCCAGGTCAAGCTGAGCGTCCTCTAGCTTAACTCTGGCAGCATCCGTCTTTACGGATTCATACGCACCAACCTGTCCCGTGGCGGCGCTTCCGTTCGACGGCGCCCGAAGATGTGACATCATTCGGGACGGATCCTGTGTATCTAGGAGAATTTTATCGGCTTTTTCGCTGTTAATTTTTAATCTGCTGTCGGATGGATCCACTTCCATGGCAGCCGCGATACGTTCGGCCATTGATCCCTTCGACAGATAGGCTTTTGAACATTTTCGGAATGTTCCGTCCGGCTGAGGCAAACCACGCTCTGCATATTCGGTTTTGGTAAGGAGCGGCATCCTAGGTGCGCTTTACGAATTGTCCGGTTGTTAGATCGCGCGCCAATCCGCTCTGGCCGCTTTTGGGCTTGGTTGAAAAGAATCTTCCCGTAACTTCATCCCGCAATGGAGATCGCGTCACAGAGGCGCTCAGACGCGCCTGCAGGGTGCGGGTGTTTTCTTCTTTCGCCATCACAGATGATTTTAGCACTGCCTGCTCGGACTTTGTTCTGGTAACGATGCCGGCGAGCTGAAGATTATCGCTTAGAACAGCGTCGTACATTTTTCTGCTGACGAAAGGCGTTCTGAACATGGGAGCCTCCAAAATCCGGCTTGCAGCTAACAGTAAACTTCGATTTTCAAATAAATATCTGAAAAGTTTACAGTTTACCGAGCGTGTTGGTTTACAGGGTTAACCTCGTTTTCAACCTCAGTGCCTAGAGGAGACACGCGCGACGCC